AGCTAGAGCAGCAGTAGACGAAGCAATAACTAACGGCACAGTAACTACGGCTACTGAAGCACAGGTTCTTTATGAAAGCACATTAGCTTCTATAGATGTTTCAGGAACATTTATGGGAGTAGACTTAACAGATTTTGCTACAGACGCAGATGTAGTTACTTCTGCTGGGCAAGACATAGCAGACGCTATTAGTTCTTTAGAAGCCGCTGCTGAAGGTGAAGGTGATGGTGTTGTTTTAAATCTACTAGAAGATACAGTAGATAGTCCTGAAGACGCTTTCTCAGACACAACAACAGGACTTGATGTTGTAAACGAAATTGTAGATATTATTTTAACTGACGATGAAGATGAAGAAGTTATAGCCACACCTCCGCCTCAAGTAGAAACTGAGCAAGAACTACCTGATGCTCCTGAAGCTGAACAAGAGCCTATAGAAGCTGATCCTATTGAAGAAGTAATAACACAGCCTACGCTGCCTGAAGTTGTAGAAGAAGTAGAAGAAGTAGAAGCTGGCGGCGGCGGTGAGCCTGCTCCTGAGCCTACAGCACCGACAGAGCCTACAGCACCGACAGAGCCTGCAGAAGAAACTATAGACGCTGGTGATCCTAGTGAAATAGGTGCTGTATTTACAGACGATAGAGGGGTTGTTTGGACAAACAGAGGGCCAAACCCTTTAAATCCTGATGTAAACGTGTGGACTACTTATGATCCAGACGAGCAAACAATAGCTGATTTTATTGAAGCTGGTTTTGATTACACAGAAGGCGAAGGCATTAGTGTTGGATCAACTATAGGTCAAGTTCCTCAGTCTCCGTCTACAGGAACAGAAGAAGAAGACACTACAGAAACAGAAGAAGAAGACTCTGCTTTTATAGACATTATAGTGACATTACTGAAGACACTGTTGATCCTGTTATTGACCCTATAGATACTATTGCTGACCCTATAGATACCACACAGCCTTTTCGCCTGTAGACACTACGCAACCGTCTCCAGTAGACACCGTGACAGACACCGTGACAGATGCTGTAACAGATGTCATAAGCGATGTTATAGGTGGAGGAGACGGCACAGGCACAGGCACTGGTGAAGGTACAGGCACTGGAGATGGTTCAGGTACTGGAGATGGTACTGGTGCAGGAACTGGAGCAGACACAGGGCTAGGTTTTGGCAGCGCAACACGCACCACAGACTCTCTGTTTGGAGATATGTTACAGCTAGAAACACAGATAGGCTCTACACAGGAACGCCTAAGACCCTTTAGCATGGCTCCTGTACCTACTACTATGCAATATGATGTACCACCAGTAAACCCTATACAACAATTTTTACAACAACAAGAAGCACAACGGTTACGCAATAAACCACAAGGCATGCTGACTAATGCTGAAATTTTAAAAAGGTTCCCATACTAATGACTTACTTACAACTTGTTAATAGCGTATTACGCAGACTGCGGGAGGACGAAGTAACCACTGTTGGTCAGACTTCTTACTCTAAACTTATTGGTGAGTTTGTCAACGATGCTAAACGTACCGTAGAAGACTCCTACGATTGGACTGCTCTGCGTACTACACTGACTGTATCAACTACAACAGACACGTTTAACTATGTGCTGACGGGTTCTCAGAACAGGATGAAGCTGCTAGATGTTATTAATGACACCTCAGACTTCTTTATGCAGTACCGTCCTTCACGTTGGATGGACAATGCTTTCTTGATTGAGACACCACCTATTGGTTCTCCACAGTTCTACAGCTTCAACGGTGTAGACGCTAATGGTGACAATGCTGTTGATGTCTACCCTAAGCCTAGCGGAGTGTTTCAGTTACGCTTTAACGTGGTGTTACGCACAGCAGACTTTACAGAAGACGCAGAGAACATGCTAATACCTTCTTCTCCTGTAGTTCAGCTTGCTACCGCATTAGGCGCTAGAGAGCGTGGAGAGACTGGAGGCACTAGCGCAGCAGAGTTATTTGCATTGGCAGATAACACCTTGGCAGATGCTATTGCTATTGACGCTGCTCAACATCCTGAAGAAACTATCTGGTATTCGTAAATGGCACAACAATTACAGAACATTACAGTAGCTGCTCCGGGCTTTTTTGGTCTTAACACACAGGACTCTCCAGTAGGCGGTAATCCATCGTTTGCGTCTATTGCAGACAACTGTGTTATTGACCAGCTAGGCCGTATTGGTGCGCGTCAGGGCTGGGAAGCTGTCTCTACTAACGGTGCTGCTGTATTAGGAAGCAGCCGTGGTATAGAAACTGTGTACGAGTTTATTGATGCCTCTGGTGACAAATACGTCATATCAGCAGGTAACAATAAATTATTCACAGGCACTACAACATTAACAGACGCTACACCAACAGGATATACTCCAACAGCTAATAACTGGAAAGCTGTTACTCTAAACGATCATGTATATTTATTTCAACGAGATCACGAGTATGTGTTAGGCACAGACCATGATGGTTCGTTTGTTCTTGAAGAACACTCAGCACACAGCCATGCTACAGGTTCTCCTCCAGAAGCTAACGAAGTCTTAGCAGCCTACGGTAGACTTTGGGCAGCAGACATTACAGGTAACAAGCACACTGTCTACTGGTCTGACACACTTAACGGCCATCACTGGACAGGTGGTACGTCAGGCTCGTTAGACGTTACTACTGTATGGCCTACAGGCTTTGACGAGATAACGGCTCTAGCGGCTCACAATGGCTTCCTAATCATTTTTGGTAAGAAGTCTATACTTGTGTACTCTGGTGCATCCTCTCCTGCCTCTATGACGCTTACAGACACCATAGAAGGCGTTGGCTGTATAGCTCGTGACTCAGTACAGCACACAGGCACTGACATTATATTCTTGTCAGACGCTGGTGTACGCAGCTTTGGCAGGACTATACAAGAGAAGTCTATGCCTATGCGAGACATTAGCAAGAATGTACGCACTGACTTAATGAACTTAGTGACTTTACAGACTAACGCTATCAAGTCTGTGTATAGTTCTGACAATGCTTTTTACTTGTTGACGCTACCAGACAGCAACACTGTGTACTGCTTTGATATGCGGACACCTTTAGAAGATGGCTCTCACCGCGCTACTACTTGGTCTAGTATGTATCCTCTGTCGTTTGCTGTGTTAGAAGATGGTGAGATATACATTGGTATCTCTAGCGGCATAGCAGAGTACAAAGGTTTTATAGACGGTGCTGTTAAGTACGAGTTGAGATACTTTAGCAATGCTATGGACTTTGGTAACACTTCTAATTTGAAGTTCTTGAAGAAGTTTAACTTAACTATTATTGGTGGAAAGAACACACCTACTACATTGAACTGGGGCTATGACTATACACAAATTACACTAAACAAGCGTTTACATTCGGCTCTAGCAACACTGGCGAGTATGGTGTTTCTGAGTATAACACTACAGCAGAGTACACCGCCTCTATTCTAATCAACACACCAAAGGTAAATACCAGCGGTAGTGGTGAGGTAGTAACTATTGGTATCGAAGCAGAAGTAAACGGTGCTGCATTTTCTATTCAAAAAATTGACATACACGCTCTATTAGGGAGACTTATCTAATGTCTGATTATACAAAGACAACTAACTTTGCTACAAAGGATTCTCTTCCTTCTGGTAATGCTGCTAAGATTGTAAGAGGCACAGAGATCGACACTGAATATAACAACATTGCGACAGCAGTGGCTACTAAAGCCAACTCTGCTAGTCCTACTTTTACTGGTACTGTTACAGCCGCTACCGTAAACTGCTCAGGCACACTAACGGCTGACACAATTACTGGAGGGTCTTACTAATGTCATTTATGGATTTTTTACGAGGAGGCGCTGAGTATTACTTAGGTCAAGAAAACATTAATGCCGCACAAGCCCTTGGTCAAGAAACTCAAGCAGGTATGTCTGCGTTGGCTAGTGCAGCACAAACAGGTTCTGAGTTTAGACCCTATACTGTCACCAGTGATCTAGCTAATGTTGCTACTACACCTGAAGGCGGCTTTGGTATTACTCTATCACCAGAGCAACAAGCCCTACAGAACCAGCTACAGGGCCAAGCAAGCAGTATGTTTAGCCAAGTAGGTGTAGACCCTGCCATAGCACAAGCGCAGTTATACGAGCAAATGAGAGCCATACAACGACCTGAAGAACAACGTCAGAGTCTAGCGTTGGAAGAGCGTATGTTGTCACAAGGCCGCTTAGGGCTAGGCTCTGCTGCTTATGGCGGTTCTTCTCCTGAGTTGTTGGCTCAAGAGACTGCACGACAGGAAGCAATGGCACGGGCTAACTTAGGTGCGCGTCAGCAGTCAATGGCTGAACAAGCACAAGCTGCTAACTTAGGTGGTCTGTTACAGGCCGCAGGTTATCAGCCACAGGCACAAGCCTTGTCTATGTTTGGTGCTGCTAATGTTCCTGCTGAACTACAACAACGAGGCCAGTTAGGTGGTATACAAATAGGTAGTCAGCTACAGCAGACAGGACTAGAGTCTCGTCTACAAGCAGAACAGTTAGCCAATCTCTTGCAACAGCAGCAAGGTGAAGCGGTGTTAGGTTCTTTGTTTGGACAACAGGCTACTGCTCAAGAGCAAATACTAAACAGGCTTCTTAATGGTGCAGACTCTGCTGCCTTAACAGGTGATGATGGTTTGCTTGGCTTAGGGGCTGAATGGTTAGCAGAAAACATACCAGACTGGCTGAGTAGTTTGTCTGGCGGAGACACTAATGAATCTAACCCCTTCGGCTCATTCTAAAC